ACGAACCTTTTCATCTGGACACCAATGGTGACCGCTGGACCCCGAACGGAGCCCATCGGGGCATCCGGAGTCCGGAAGCCACCGGTATCCACCCAACACACGGAACCATGTCCGCCATGACGCTGAGCTTCGCACCAGACGCGATCGAGCTGTGGCCGCTTTCGCGCCTCCAGCCCTATGCGAAGAACGCGAAGGCGCATGGCGTTGATCAGGTCGCCAAGATCGCCGCCAGCATGGCCGAGTTCGGCTGGACCGTGCCTTGCCTTGTTGGAGAGGACGGCGAACTGATCGCAGGACATGGCCGTGTGCTGGCGGCTGCCCAGCTCGGGCTGACCGAGGCGCCGGTGATCGTGCTCGGTCATCTGACCGAGGCGCAGCGGCGAGCTTACCGGATCGCGGACAATAAACTGACGGAACTCGGAACCTGGGACGAGGCGCTGCTCTCGGCCGAACTGAATGACCTCCTGGCAGAGGAGTTCGACCTGTCGCTGGTCGGGTTCTCCGACGGGGAGCTGGACAAGCTGCTGGCCTTCGTGCCGGAGGGCGAAAGTGAGGACGGTGGCGGCGGCTCCGTGCCGCCTGTGACCATCCCCGAACCTCCCCGCAACCCGGCCTCGCGCACGGGCGATCTGTGGATCCTCGGTGATCACCGCCTGCTCTGCGGGGACTCGACCAGCCACGCCGACGTCCGCCGTCTGATGAATGGCGAGCGCGCCGTCCTGTTCGCGACGGACCCGCCGTATCTCGTGGACTATGACGGCTCGAACCACCCGACGCGCAACAAAGACTGGTCGCAGTCCTACGGCGTTACCTGGGACGACAGCTCGCAGGGCGCGGAACTCTATGACGGCTTCATCGCTGCGGCTGTGGCCGAAGCCATTACCGAGGATGCGGCATGGTATTGCTGGCACGCCTCGCGCCGCCAGGCGATGCTGGAGGCCTGCTGGGAAAAAGCTGGTGCGTTCGTTCACCAGCAGATCATCTGGGTGAAGGACCGCGGCGTGCTCACCCGGTCCCATTACCTCTGGAAGCACGAGCCCTGCTTCATGGGGTGGCGCCGTCCGAACCGTCCGCCAAAAGTGGCCGAGGAGACGCTGCCATCGACATGGGCGCTGCCAAGTTTCGCGAAGGACGACCGGCCCGATCACCCGACCCCGAAACCTCTGGACGCCTTCGGGATCCCGATGCGCCAGCATGTGGCGCGGGGTGGGCTCTGCTACGAGCCGTTCTGCGGCTCCGGCTCGCAGATCATTGCGGGCGAAGCCAATGGCCGCCGCGTCTTCGCGATGGAGATCAGCCCCGCCTATGTCGATGTCGCCGTCGAACGCTGGCAGGCGGACACAGGCCACGACGCGATCCTCGATGGCGACGGGCGGACATTCGCTCAGGTGCGGGCAGACCGGCTGAGCAACGACGCTAGCGAACAAGCGCCGGACACCGTCGCCGAACAGAAACCCGCGCTAAAGCGCAAGACCGCCGCGTGACATGCATGACTTGGCTTTACCTTCCTCTGGACCTGCTTCCGGAGCCGGAGACGCATGCCTCTTCGGCCTCTCCCTCTGCTCCGGCGCAGGCGGGCTCGACCTTGGACTCACTATCGCCCTCCCCGGATATCGTGCTGTGGGCCATGTCGAACGGGAAACCTACGCCGCAGCCACTCTCGTGGCGCGGATGGAAGATGCGTCCCTGGATTGCGCGCCTGTCTGGGACGACGTTGCCAGTTTCGACGGCCGCCCGTGGCGCGGCGCGGTGGACATCGTCACTGCGGGATATCCGTGCCAGCCGTTCTCGGTCGCGGGCAAGCGCCGGGGCGCGGACGATCCACGCCACCTCTGGCCTCATGTCGCCCGGATCATCAGCGAAGTCGAGCCGCCCTTCGTCTTCCTCGAAAATGTCGCCCATCATCTCCGCCTCGGTTTCCCCGAAGTCGCCAGTGGACTGGTCGGCATGGGCTACCGCCTTGCGGCGGGCCTCTTCACTGCGGCGGAAGTCGGCGCGCCACACAGGCGCGAGCGGCTCTTCATCCTCGCCATCCGTGAAGGAGACGACCTGGCCGACCCCGCGCGCCTGCTCTGGAACCCGGTCGAGTGGCGGGAACCGGACGGAACTGCTGCGCCTATGGCCGACGCCCCGCGCCAGCGCGAACGAGAACCGGCAGACGAAGCCGACGCCCTCGCAGGAAGCGGGACAGCACGGGATGAACCTGGCGACGACTGCCGCACTCTGGCCGACCCCGCAGACCGACAACTTCCGCAGCCGGGGCGGCGAGCGGAAGGACGAAAAGGGTCTGGACCGGATGGCGCGGGACTGGCCGACGCCGATGGCGAACGACGGCTGCAAGCCGAGCGCGGGAAAGCGCCGGACGGCCGATCTTACTCATGCGGCGGGGATGTGGATGACGCCGACGGCGCGCGACCACAAGGATGGTGCGACGAGCCTTGCGAATACCCCGGTGAACGGCCTGCTTGGCCGCCAGGTCCTGGTGACGTCGATGGCTGGCAGCGATACCTCCGAGCTGCGCCGAACCTTGAACCCGCTGTTCGTCGAGGCGCTGATGGGCTGGCCCACCGGGTGGACCGGCTTCGCCTCTGTGGCAACGGCGTGGTCCCGCTGGCTGCGGCGCATGCGCTACGAACTCTCGCGGCTGAATTGCTGGCCGATAGATGATGGCGCGCCCGCATGAAACAATCGCGCGCGATGTCCATGATCGAGGCGCTGGCCAATGTCACTGTTGGCTATGGCGTGGCCGTGCTTACCCAGATCGCGGTGTTCCCGCTGTTTGGACTATCTGTGACGCTGGTCCAGAACCTGATGATGGGCGGGCTGTTCACAGTGGTGAGCATCATACGCTCTTATACCCTGCGCCGGGTTTTCGAGACGATCCGGATGCGGAGTACCCAATGATCGACCGCCGCCCCAGAGGGACGGCGGCCATCAGCTTGTCGCCTGTCAGGTAGATCAGGCAGCGGGCAGTTTATACACTCGCCCACGGTTCTCGATCTTCTCCGAGGTCACCTCGAGGCCGAGCTTCTTCTTCAGCGCGCCGGATATGGCGCCGCGCACTGTGTGCGACTGCCAGCCGGTGGCCACGATGATTTCCTCGATGGTTGCGCCGTCCGACGTGCGCAACATGGCGATCAGCGTGGCCTGCTTGGTGCCCTCGCGCAGTGTGGGGGTCTTGGGAAGCTCGGCCTGCGCATGCTCGGGCTCGATGCCAATGGCGGCGAGGGCCGCGTCGGTGGCGATCAGCGTGACGGCGTGCCCGTCGCCGCTCTCGCGCCAGACGGGATCGTTCTTGTGCATGTCGGCATCGACCTCTTCGAGGAGGCCTTTGGCGACCAGCGCGCCGACCACCTTGGCAGCCGCTCCGCCGCGCAGGCTATCGGGCAGCGGCAGGGCGATGCGAGCTTCACGCTCCGCGGCGGCCTTGAGGATCAGGGTCTGGGTATTGGAAAGCTGGGTCATGGGTCGTCTCCGTGATCGGGGCGCGCGGGATGTGCGTCCTTCTACGAGGCCGAGCCCGCCATTCGGCGGGCGGGACCCGGAGTGGTTCCTCTCACTCGGCGTATTCGCCTTCCTTGAAGGCGCTGTCGGTGATTTCGCGCAACTTGTCCCGGTAGTGACTCAGGGTGCCGACATGCCCCCAGTGGATCTCGTCGGGGTTGGTCTCGAAATGGTCAGCGCTGAGGGTGGCAAGCCGCTCAAGCATCGCGTCGATCTCGAACTTGGCGGCCAAGAAGGCGTCGAGGGCTTTCGTGTTGTCGGTGGCGCGGCGGCTCATTGGGCCTGCTCCTCTTCGCGGATGGCCGCCTTCGCCGCGTCTTCAGCCCCCGCCCGCCGTCCGGCCTCGAAGGCTTCCTTGAGCGCGGCGCGGATCGCCCAGACGGCGACGTCGTGGAAGTCGAGGCTGTCGGAGTTGCGGGTCTCGAGGGTTTCGAGGAAAAAGCGCCGCCGGGCGATCTCGAGGATCAGGGCGTCGGGGGCGGTTCTGCTGGCGGTCATTCTTGTGGCTCCGTAGGCTTGAGTTGCATCGCTTCGTTGAAGTGACGTTCGCTCTGTCCGCAACGCTTATCAACTCAATAAGCACATGATTCTAAACAATAATCGGAGCGCGCGATGCAGGGTATGAGCGAGCGCCAGTACGCCGCCCATGTCGGTCTGTCTCGGGGCGCAATCCAGAAGGCGAAGGCGGCCGATCGGCTCGTCCTCCATTCCGACGGCAGCATCGATGCCGATGCCAGCGACGCCCGCCGCGCGGAGACGACCGACCCGTCAAAGACCAGGAAGGCTCCCACACCGAAGCTGAAGCCGGTGCCCGACGTGGCCCTGTCAGCCGTCGGCGAAACACTCCGGGAAAGCGGCCTGACCTCGCCCGCGACGGGCGGTGGCACGACCTTCCTGCAAGCCAAGACGGCGAACGAGGTGCTGAAAGCGCAGGAGCGCCGCCTTCGGCTTCAGAAGATGAAGGGCGAACTCATCGATCGTGCGCGCGCTACCGCACTCGTCTTCCGGCTTGCGCGCGAGGAACGGGATTCATGGGTCAATTGGCCGTCCCGCGCCGCGGCGCTGATGGCGGCGGACCTTGGTGTGGAGGCGGCCGAGATGCAGAAGGCTCTGGAGACCCATGTACGCGCCCACCTCGACGAACTCGCCGAGGTCCGGCCGGAATTCCGCTGAGCGAGACAATGGGCTGTCCGATGACCTGACCGACTTCGACGGCGTCGCCGACCTCCTGCGCGCCTGGGGCGCCGGGATGCGGCCCGATCCGGACCTGACCGTCTCGCAATGGGCGGACCGGCACCGGATGCTCTCGGGTCGCGCGTCGGCCGAGCCGGGGCGGTATCGCACGTCGCGAACGCCCTACATGCGCGACATCATGGATGCGCTCTCGCCGGGAGCAGCGGCGCAGCGCATCGTCTTCATGAAGGCCGCGCAGGTCGGGGCGACCGAGGCCGGCAACAACTGGATCGGCTTCGCGATCCACCAGGCGCCGGGGCCGATGCTCGCGGTCCAGCCGACGGTGGAACTGGCGAAACGCAATTCGCGCCAGCGGATCGACCCGCTGATCGACGAGAGTCCGGAACTGCGGATGCGCGTGAAGCCCGCCCGCTCGCGCGACGCCGGCAACACCATGCTGTCGAAGGAATTCGCGGGCGGCATCCTGATCATGACCGGGGCGAACTCGGCTGTAGGTCTGCGCTCGACACCGGCGCGCTACATCTTCCTCGACGAGGTCGACGCCTATCCGGGCTCGGCCGACGAGGAAGGAGACCCCGTCACGCTGGCCGAGGCGCGATCGCTGACGTTTGCCCACCGGCGAAAGGTCTTCCTGGTCTCGACGCCGACGATCCGGGGGCTCTCGCGCATCGAGCGGGAATATGAGGCGAGCGACCAGCGGCGGTTCTTCGTGCCGTGCCCGCATTGCGGCCATCGGCAATGGCTCAAGTTCGAACGGCTGCGCTGGGACAAAGGTCGGCCGGAGACCGCCGCCTACACTTGCGAGGGCTGCGACGGCGCTATTGCCGAGCACCACAAGACGGCGATGCTGGAGGCGGGCGAATGGCGGGCGACCGCCGTTGCCGCCGATCCGACCACCATCGGCTTTCACCTGTCGGCGCTCTATTCGCCGGTGGGCTGGCTGAGTTGGGAGCGGATCGCGCGAAGCTGGGAGGCGGCCCAGGGGTCGGACGAGGCGATCAAGGCATTCCGCAACACGATCCTCGGCGAGACATGGGTCGAGACCGGCGAAGCGCCGGATTGGCAGCGGCTCTACGACCGGCGCGAGCGGTGGAAAGCGGGTTTCGTCCCCGCCGGGGGGCTGTTCCTGACCGCCGGAGCCGACGTGCAGAAGGACCGGATCGAGGTCGATGTCTGGGCCTGGGGCCGCGGGCTGGAAAGCTGGCTCGTCGATCACGTCGTGATCGAGGGCGGGCCCGACCGGCATGAGGCCTGGGGCGACCTGACCGCACTGCTGGACCGGTCCTGGCCGCATGAACGCGGCGCGCATCTTCGGATCGCGCGCCTCGCCATCGACACCGGCTACGAGGCCCCGGCGGTCTATTCCTGGGCGCGGGCGCAAGGCTTCGCGCAGGTGGCGCCGGTGAAGGGCGTGGAAGGGTTCAACCGTTCGAGCCCGGTCTCAGGGCCGACGTTTGTCGACGCGACCGACGCGGGCAAACGCCTGCGGCGCGGGGCTAGGCTCTGGACCGTGGCGGTCTCGACCTTCAAGGCCGAGACCTATCGCTTCCTGCGGCTGGAGCGGCCGACCGAGGAGGACATGGCCGAGGGGGCCGCGTTCCCGCCCGGGTCCGTGCATCTGCCGCACTGGGTCGAGAACGAATGGCTGAAGCAGTTCGTCGCCGAGCAGCTGGTGACGGTGCGTACCAAGCGCGGCTTTGCCCGGCTGGAATGGCAGAAGCTGCGCGAACGCAACGAGGCTCTGGATTGCCGGGTCTACGCCCGCGCCGCCGCCTGGATCGCGGGCGCGGATCGCTGGCCCGAGGAGAAATGGCAAGACCTCGAGGATCAGCTCGGGGTCACGAATGCGCCCGCCGATCCGGCGGGGCAGATCAACAGGCAAAGGCCCGCGCCGCAGACCAAGCGGCGATCGGACTGGCTCGGGCGACGTGAAGGATGGTTTTGATGGCCGATTGGACGGAAAGCGAGTTGTCCGCCCTGCGCCGCGCCTATGCCAGCGGCACGACCCGGGTCAGCTATGACGGCAAGTCGGTCGATTACGGCTCGGCCGAGGATCTGCTCGGCCGGATCCGCACCATCGAACGCGCCATCGCGGGAACGACGCGGCCGCTGCCGATCGCCGGGCTCGCGGGCTTCTCGCGCGGAGACCGGTGATGTCGGCGAACTGGTTCGATCACGCCATCGCAACGGTGGCCCCGCGCATGGCGGCCCGCCGCGTGATGGCGCGTCAGGTGTTCGAGACCCTGACGCGGGGCTATGACGGGGCCGCGCGCGGGCGTCGCACCGAGGGCTGGCGCGCGCCAGGGTCCTCCGCCGACACCGAGATCGGCGTCGCCGGGGCGCTCTTGCGCGACCGGATGCGCGATCTCGTGCGCAACAACCCGCATGCGGCCAAGGCCGTGGCGGTGCTGGTCAACAACATCATCGGCGCAGGTATCATGCCGCGCGCCGCCAGCGGGGACGACAAGCTCGACCGCAAGGTCGATGCGCTCTTCGAACGCTGGACGGCGGAGTGCGACTCTGACGGCCAGCTCGACTTCTACGGCCTGCAGACGCTGATCTGCCGCGAGATGGTCGAGGCGGGCGAGGTGCTGGTGCGCCGCCGCCTGCGGCGATCCTCGGACGGACTGCCCGTGCCGTTGCAGCTGCAGGTGCTGGAGGCCGACTTCCTCGACGCCACGAAATCCGGCGCCATCGGTGCAGGCCGCCTTGTGCAGGGGATCGAGTTCGATCCGGTCGGCAAGCGCCGGGCCTACTGGCTGCACGCCGAGCACCCGGGCGACGCCTACGGGGCCTTGCAGAACGGGTTGCAGAGCCGCCCGGTCCCGGCGACCGAGATCGCCCATGTCTACGAGAAGCAGCGCACGCAGGCGCGCGGCGTCCCCTGGGGCGCGCCGGTGATCCGGTCCTTGCGCGATCTCGACGACTACGAGGTGGCCGAGCTGGTTCGCAAGAAGACCGAGGCCTGCGTCACGGCCATCGTCTTCGGCGACGACGAGGCGCAGCAGGGCATCGCGCCGTCGGTGGTCGATGCCGACGGCAATCGGGTCGAGCAGTTCGAGCCGGGGCTGATCGCCTATGCGAGGGGCGGGAAGGACATCCGGTTCAACCAGCCGTCGGCCACCGGCGGCTACGGCGAATACAAGCGGGCGAGCCTGCACACGATCTCGGCAGGGTTCCGGGTGCCCTACGAGCTGCTGACCGGCGATCTCAGCCAGGTGAACTATTCCTCGATCCGCGCGGGGCTCGTCGAGTTCCGCCGCCAGATCGATGCGGTGCAATGGCAGCTGTTCATCCCGATGTTCTGCGCGCCGGTCTGGCGCTGGTTCACGGAGGCGGCATGGGCAGCCGGGCAGATCCCGACACCGGATGTGCCGGTCGAATGGTCACCGCCGAAGTTCGAAGCCGTCGATCCGCAGAAGGACGCGATGGCGAACCTGCTGTCGATCCGCTCGGGCACCATGACGCTGGCCGAGGTGATCGCCCGGCAGGGCCGCAATCCCGACGCCGTGCTGGCGGAGATCGCCGCGACCAACGCCAAGCTCGACGCGCTGGGGCTGGTGCTCGACAGCGATCCGCGCCGCGTCACCAAGACCGGCAGCGCGCAATCGAATGATCCGACTGCCGATGGTGACACGCCTCCGGCCCCCAACGACTGACCTTCAGGATTGCCCATGGATACCATGATCGAACTGCCGGCCATGCGCCGGGCGGCGGAGCTTGCGCCGAACACGGCCGATGCCGACACCCGCACGGTCGAGGTGGTCTGGTCGGCCGGGGCACGCGTCCGCCGCGCCACCTTCTTCGGCGAGCCCTATGACGAGGAACTGAGCCTCGACCCCGCCCACGTCCGGCTCGACCGGCTGAACGCGGGCGCGCCGTTCCTCAAGGTGCACGAGCTCGACACGCTCGACGCGGTGATCGGCTCGGTCGTGCCGGGATCGGCGCGGATCGAGAATGGCCGCGGCATCGCGCTGGTGCGGATCAGCGAGCGCGCCGATGTCGAGCCGATCTGGCGCGACATCCAGGCCGGGCACATCCGCGCGGTCTCGATCGGCTACCAGGTCCACCGCTTCGAGGTGTCAAAACCCGAGGCCGCCCGCGAGCTTTGGCGGGCTGTCGACTGGACGCCATTCGAGGTCTCCGCCGTCGCGGTCGGCGCGGACCCGGCCGCAGGCTTCCGCGCCCAGCATCCCCTTCACGACTGCGTCCTACACCGCCGGGACGCCCCCACACCACAAGGAGTATCCCCGATGACGGACAAGACCGAGACCCCGGCGAGCGACGCCGCAACCGCCGCCACCACCCAGCCGACCGACCCGGTCGAAACCGAGGACACCACCATGACCGAGCCGAAGGCCACGACGACCGAGCCGCAGCGTGGCGAGGTTGAAACCCGCACGCAGCCGAAGCTTCAGAAGACCGACGCCCCCGCTGCGCCCGATACAGAGACGGTCGCCACCCGCGCCCGCAAGGCCGAGCGCGACCGCGTCTCCACCATTTACGATCTGGCCGGGCGGCTGAACCTCGAGCGCGGCTTCGCCGAGGATCTGGTGAAGCGCGGTGTCAGCGTCGACGAGTCCCGTCGCCTGATCCTCGACCAGGTTGCCGCGAAGTCGGACGAGACCCGGACCTTTCCGCATGTCTCGGTACCGCTCGGGGGCCGCGACGAACGAATCACCCGCCGCGACGCCGTGGCAAACGCGCTGCTGCACCGCTACAGCCCGACGCTCTTCCAGCTGGAGGACGCCGCGCGCCAGTATCGCGGCATGACGCTGCTGGAACTCGCCCGCGAAAGCCTCGGCAATGCCGGGGTCAACACGCGCGGCCTGTCGCGCGACGAGGTCGCGACGCGCGCGCTGCATTCGACCTCGGACTTCCCCGAGATCCTCGCCGCCGTCACCAACAAGACGCTTCGGCAGGCCTATGAGGCCTATCCCCGGACCTTCATGCTGTTCTGCCGCCAGGTACTCGCCACCGACTTCAAGGCGATGCACCGGGTCCAGCTTGGCGAGGCCCCGCAGCTTCTGGAAGTCGGCGAAAGCGGCGAGTTCAAGCGCGGCACGCTCGGCGAGTCCAAGGAGAGCTACAAGGTCAAGACCTATGGCCGGGTGGTCGCGATCACCCGCCAGACGTTGATCAACGACGATCTCGACGCCTTCACCCGGATCCCGGCGATGTACGGCAACTCCATCGCGCAACTGGAGTCGGACGTGGTCTGGGGCATCATCACATCGAACCCGGCGATGGCGGACGGCAACGCGCTGTTCCACGCCAACCACAAGAACCTTGCGGGCACCGGCGCGGCACTCGCGGTCGATGCGGTCGGAGCGGCCCGCGCCGCGATGGCCAAGCAGACGGGCCTCGATAAGAAGACGGTATTGAACACCCGCCCCGCCTTCCTGATCGTGCCCGCATCGCTGGAACTGAAGGCCGAGCAGCTGGTCGCGCAGAACCTCGTGCCTGCGGCGACGTCCAGCGTCGTGCCGCAGTCGATCCGCACGCTCGCGCCGATCAGCGAACCCAGGCTGGATGCCGCGAGCGAGACGGCGTGGTATCTGGCGGCCAGCCCCAACCAGATCGACACGATCGAGTACGCCTATCTCGAAGGTCAGCAGGGCGCTTACGTCGAGACGCGGAACGGCTTCGATGTCGACGGCGTCGAGATCAAGTGCCGCCTCGACTTCGGCGCCAAGGCGATCGACTGGCGTGGACTCTTCAAAAATCCGGGCGCGTAGAAGCCGCTCTCCCCAAAACCTGAACCCTGACGAAATGGGCGGCTGATTGGCCGCCCTTCGTCGTTTCAATGAGGACGTGAACGATGAAAAACTATGTGCAGCCCGGCAACACCATCACCCTGACCGCGCCTTATGCCGTTGCCTCCGGCGATGGCCTGCTCGTCGGCTCTGTCTTCGGCGTCGCCGCCGGGGATGCCGCGAATGCCGAGACGGTCGAAGCGGCCCTCGTCGGCGTGTTCGATCTGAAGAAGGTCGCCTCGCAGGCCTGGGTCGTCGGCGACAAGGTCTATTGGGACAACACCAACAAGGAGGCCACCAAGACCGCGACGAGCAACACGCTCATCGGGGTGGCGACCGAGGCCGTGGCCAATGGTGCGGGTGATGTCGTGGGACGTGTCCGCCTCAATGGCAGCTTCTGATGTCGGCCATAGCGGCCGCCTTCGAGACGCTGTTTGCCGATCCCAATATGGCCCGGGACGCGGTCTTCACGCCAACGGGCGGCGTTGCTGTGCCGGTACGGATCGTCGTGCGGCGTCCCGACAGGGTGTCAGACTTCGGAGAAACCCGCCTCCACGCCGAGACGACCGTCATCGACATCCGCGTCGCCGATGCGCCCGCGCTCGCCAGCGGCGACGCCTTCGAGATCGATGCAGAATCCTATGTCGTGCAGGGCGAGCCTCTGCGCGACGCCGAGCGGCTGATCTGGACGGCGGAGCTACGCAGTGCATGAGACTGTCCGCGAACATCATTGGCGACCTTGGGCGCATCATGGCCGAGGAGGTCAGGGCCGCCGAGCAGGCCGTCTCGAAAGGCGTTGGCGAGGCGACCGAGGGGCTCAAGACCGAACTCAGGACGCAAGTTACCAATGCCGGGCTCGGTCCCCGGCTTGCCAGAACCTGGCGATCGGAGACCTACCCCAAGGGGCAGGACAGCATCACCGCGGCGGGGCTCGTCTGGTCGAAAGCGCCGGGCATCATCCGCGTCTACGAGAACGGCGCCACCATCCGCTCGAAGAACGGCTTCTTCCTGGCCATCCCGACCGCAGCCGCCGGACGCTTTGGGGACGGTGGCCGCAAGATTACGCCCGGCGGATGGGAGCGGCGGACCGGGCAGCGGCTGCGTTTTGTCTATCGCCGCAACGCTGCCTCTCTGCTCGTCGCCGACAACATGCGGGCGCGGACGGGCAAGCGGGGCGGATATTCACGAGCAAGTGCTGCGGCGTTGCGGAGCGGAAGGGGCCTTGTGACGGTGCCGATATTCATTCTGGTGCCGCAGGTGACGGTCCGGAAACGGCTCGATGTCGTCTCCGCTGCGGAACGCTGGGTCGATCGCTTGCCCGGCCTCGTCACACGCAACTGGTTTTCCGGCGATGAGAGGAGCCGCTGATGTCCAGGCGTGAAGACATTCTCACATCGCTCTTTTCGACCCTCGATATCGCGCTCGCCGCGAACGTGCGTCGCAACGAGGTGCTGCCCGAAAAGGTGCCGGCGACCGGTCTCGTCATCCTGCGCGATGGCGATCCCGGCGAGCCTGACGTGACGCTCAATCCGCGCACGGAGTTCTACGCCCATCGCATCGAGATCGAGGTCTATGTGCCCCACGATCCGACGGGCGGAGGCGAGGCAGCGCTCGATGCGCTGCTTGGATCGATCGGAATGGCGCTCAGGATCGATCCTTCGCTCGGCGGGCTCGCCGAGAACCTGACGCCGTCGGCGCCCGAGACCGGGGCTCTGGCGATCGAAGGCGCGGCCCCGGTCCTCACCGCCCGGCTCGTCGTCACGGTCGAATACCTGGTGAGCGATCCGCTCACCGACTGATCTTCAAGAACAGGAGTTATCCATGCCCAAGGTGCGCGCTTACGGCGCGGACGCCACGCTGAAGGCTTGCCGCGAGGCGAGCTATGGGGTGGCGCCGCTCTCCGGCTATCGGAGCCTCGACTTCAAGTCGACCGATCTCTCCTCCGCCCAGCCGCTCGGCGATGATCCATTGCTGGGGCGCGGGCGCAACGCGCAGGATCCCTATCGCGGTCTCATCACCGATGAGGGCCAGCTCGACATCCCGTTCGATCTGCGCGGTACCGGCTTCTGGTTGACAGGCCTGTTCGGCGATCCGGTGACGACGGCGGTCAAGGCATCGGGATCGATCGCCTTCGCCGCCAATCCTTCACCCGGCGCGACCCTGACGCTGAACGGCACGGCCTGGACCTTCGTCGCCGGGACGCCCACGGGAGACGAGACCGAGATCCAGGCAACGGTGACGCAGACCGTCGACCAGCTGGTCAGCGACCTCAATGCGTCCGTTGATGCCGAGATCGCCAAGAGCACGTATTCGCGGCCGACCAGTACGCAGACGCTGGTGATCGCGTTCGATGTCGCCGGGCCTTCCGGCAACAGCTTCACCATCGCGGCATCGGCGGCGACCGTGTCCGCACCGACGCTGACCGGCGGCGGCTATGCCCATGTCTGGGAAAGCGGCGCCGACGACATCCCGAGCTACTCCATCGAGGTCGGGCACCCCAAGCTCACGACGCCGGTCTTCTTTCGCCACCTCGGCACGGTGATGGAGAGCATCAATTTCGAGATGGGTCAGGAAGGGCCGGCCAACGCCCGTCTTCAGCTCGTGGCGCAGGGCGAGGAACGTTTCGCCGCCACCGTCGACGGTAGTCCGGATGCTTTTTCGCTGCGCCGCTTCAGCCAGGGGCGCGGCTTCATCCGGCGCGGCGGATCGGCGCTGGCGGGTGTTACAGGCGGCAGTCTCACCTTCTCGAACAACCTCGAACGGGTCCGGGTGATCCGCGAGGACGGCAAGATCGAGGCGGCCGATCCGACCTTTGCCTCGGCGGAAGGATCAATGTCGGTGCGCTTCGACGGCGCGACGCTGGTCGCCGAGGCCGCCAATGGCGATCCCGTCGCACTCGATTACGGCTTCACATTCCCCGAGGGCTACGCGCTGCGGTTCGAGCTGCCGCGCGTCTTCCTGCCCAAGCCCAAATACGCAGTCTCCGGCCCCGGCGGGGTCGAGGCGAGCTTCGACTGGCGCGCCGCCTTCGACGACAGCGAAGGCACCATGCTGCGCGCGCATCTCCTGAACGACGTCACCAGCTACGCATGAGGATGCATCCATGATCCGTCTCGATCTTTCCCGCGAGCCGCGCTGGCTCGATCTCGGCCACGGCGTGCGCCTGCACCTCGGGCCGCTCACCACCGCACTCATGGCGGCGGCGCGCAGCGATCTGGCCGTCACCAGCCTGCCCGAAGGAGCCTCCAACGAGACCATCGCGGTCGCCATGGCCAAGGCGCTGGCGCGGCTCGTGGTCGAGGACTGGGAGGGCGTCGGCGATGCGGACGGCAATCCAGTGCCGGTCACGCCGGAAGGGATCGATGCGCTGCTCGATATCCTGCCGCTCTTCGAGGCCTTCCAGCTGCGCTACGTCTCGAAGGGCCTGCTCCTGGAAGCGGAAAAAAACGACTACGCGCCCTTGCCGAATGGCATTTCAGCGGGGGCGACCAGTATTGCCGATCCTGTCATGTCAGTTGCGGGCGCCCCTGCGCCGAGTGCCCCGCCGTCCTGAACCGGCCCGTCACGATCGAAGGCTGGCAGGTCTGGGATCTGGCCCTGCGGCTCACGGGCCAGTTGCGGGTCATCCCGGGCGCAGTCCTGGGGCTCGACATGAATGCGGCCCTCGCCATGGCCGAGGCGCTCGGGCTCAACACACTCATCTGCGCGGAGCTCTTGCCGGATATCGAGGCAATGATGGTGCGCGGTCTCAATGCGCAAATGAAGGCTGAACAAGATGGCTGAGAAAAGGGTGTCGGTGCGCCTTGCCGTCGTCGGCGGCCGCGAGGTGCGCGCCGAGCTGCAGGGTATCGGCGATGCGGGTGAACAGGGCATGCGGCGCCTGTCGCGCGAAATGGATGCGGCGAACACGCGGGTCGCCGCCTTCTATCGCCGGGTCCAGATTGCCGCCGCTGCGGCTGCAGCAGCGTTTGCAGCCGGCGCAGCGGCGATGATCCGCTCCGGCCTGCAGGTAATCGACAATCAGGCCAAGCTTGCCGCCTCGCTCGGCACGACGGTGGAGAGCATCCAGGTACTGGAGCGCGCCGGTGATCTCGCGGGCGTGTCCATGGGCGAGATCGAGCAGGCGACGATCCAGCTGACCCGGCGCCTCAGCCAAGCGGCAACTGGCACGGGCGCTGCCGTCGGCGCGCTCGAACGGCTCAGGCTCACCTCTGAAGAGCTGCAGCGCCTGCCTCTCGATCAGCGCATCGCCGCCATCCAGGACGCACTGGCTCGCTATGTGCCAGAAGCCGAGCGTGCGGCGGTCGCCTCGCAGCTCTTCGGGGACCGTGCCGCACTGACCTTCCTGCGCATCGACACGGCGACGCTGCGCACGGCGACACAGGACGTGCAGGATTTCGGGGTGGCCGTCTCGCAAGCCGATGCTGCCCAGATCGAGCGCACCAATGACGCGATCTCCCGGCTCGGACTGATCTGGCGTGGGGTCTCGAACCAGCTGGCGGTCGCTGCAGCTCCCGCATTGGAAGCCGTAGCGGACGCGCTCGCTGCGATGGCGCGCGCCACCGGGCCGCTCGGACAGGCCATCAAACTGGTGTTCGACAATCTCGGGCGTCTGGCATCGATCGCCGCCGCATTCGTCGCCTTGATGGCGGGACGCTTCGTCGCCAGCATGGTGGCAGCCGCGGTGTCGGCGCGGGGACTTGCCACCGCGCTCGTCTTCCTGCGGGGAGCGCTCATCCGTACCGGGATCGGCGCGCTCATAGTGGCAGCGGGCGAACTGATCTATCAGTTCGGACGGCTCGTGCAGGCCACCGGCGGCTTTGGCGCGGCGCTCAATCTTCTCGGCGATGTGGCGCGAGAAGTCTGGAATCGGATTGGTCTGCTCGCCCTGGTCCTGAAGAACCGGATCGCGGCTGCCTGGCTCGGCATTCAGGCAAGTATCGCAGACGCGCTGCAGGGCGCCCTTGAGGCTGTCGTCGGTTTCGGCAACCGGACCGTCAACATCTTCCAGGGCGCCTTCAACGCCATGGTGGCCATCTGGAGCGCGCTCCCTGCTGCCATAGGCGACTTCACGATCCGTGCGGCGAATGCGCTGATCTCGGGCGTGGAACGCATGCTCAATGGCGCAGCGCGCGGGATCAACAGCTTCCTCGACGGCGTCAATTCCGGCCTTGCTGCGATCGGTATCGAACGGACGATCACGCTTGTCCCCAATGTCGATCTCGGCCGCATCGAGAACGAGTTTACCGGGGCGGCCGAGCGAGCCGGAACCGCTGCGAGCGCGGCTTTTGCGGCTGCCTTCGAGACCGATGCGTTTCGGGTGCCTGATCTCGGGTTCTCCGCTTTCGCAGAGGATGCCCGCCGCGCTGCGACAAGTGCCCGTGAAACGGCAAATGCACTGGGAGAGCTGGCAGGTGCGCCCCTCGCGTCGGTCGCTGCCCTTCGCGAGGCGATGGCCGGGGCGAACAGTGAACTCGACGAGGCCGCTGCCGCGACCGAACGGCTCGATGATGCATTCGCTGCGATTGGCGGAGGCAGCGACGCAAACACTGGCAGCGGTGAGCGAGGTGGTGGGGCTGGCGCGCGAGGGTCGGCTGGCCGTGCGGCAGCGGCAAGTCGTGAGGCCGGTCGGGAGATCAAGACCGCCGCTGAGGAGGCGGCAACCGGCTGGGCAGCGGTGCGCGAGGAGCTTGCGCGCTACGCGGAGGAAGCCGCGAACTGGGGCAAGGGCCTCGGCAATGCGCTCACCAGCGCTTTCCGGTCGGCCGAGGACGCTGTCGCGAAGTTCGTGACGACCGGCAAGTTCGACTTCAAGTCGCTCGCCGACAGCATCCTGGCCGACATCACCCGCGTCGCGCTGCGCTCGGCAATCCTCGGACCGCTCGCCAATGCGCTCGGTGGCATGGGCGGCGGCGGCGGGATCTTCGGCAATCTGTTCGGCGGAGGCAGCGGCATCCTATCGGGCATCTTCCATTCGGGCGGTATCGTCGGCGCGCCCGCGCCGCAGCGGCTCGTGCCAGCGCTGGCCTTTGCTGGCGCGCCGCGTCTGCATGGCGGCGGCATGGCGGGACTGCGTGCCGACGAGGTGCCCGCCATCCTCCAGCGCGGCGAGATGGTGCTGTCGCGCTCTCAACTCGCGGCTATCGGCTCAGGCGTCGGCAGGCAATCGCCGGTCAATGTCGTGATGAACATCTCGACGCCGGACGCGAACAGCTTCCGCTACGCGCAAGGCCAGATCGCCGCCGACGCCGCCCGCGCCATGGAACGGGCGCGGCGCAATCTTTGACGGACATGAGCGATGAGCGGATTTCATGAGGTGCAGTTTCCGCCCGACATCT